AGCAGTCCCAACGGTAATAGCACCGTCGTCATTTTGGGGCTCGGCAAAAGAAACCGGCGCTGTGCCGGTGTCTTCGTCGTCTTCTCTTTTTATTTCAAAGCCAAATATCTTCACTTTATTTCCTCATATTATATAATTACGTAGTTGGAATGCCGGTAGCGCCTTCAACTTTCCATAAATCGTACTGGAATGTAATATTAAATTCTTCAATTGCGTCTGTTTGAGACCAATCCAATTGAATACCATCAACAGAAATTGGGAACATACCTTCGAAAACGTATGTACGCAGTGGTGAACCATCTTTACTATATTGAGTAACTTGTCCGGTAGACTTGTACTGTTGAGGTAAACCTCTTGAGTTAGAGTCATGTGAGTTGATGAAGTTCATCCACTCTTCCATAGAGTTGCGAATAGCAAAATCTTCGTCGTTGATAACGGTTACTGTCCAATCTGCAAATGTTCTATCACCAGCATACTTGACCTGGCGCCCAAAATAAGGCACCACGTATTGACCAAGTGTTGACTCTGGAATGCCAGCTGCTCTAATCATAAATGGAATTTTGATATCAGCAGCTGGATTAACAGGGTTAGTGATTTGACATTGGAAGAGTGTAGGACGTGCACCGCCACCTACAAGTTCTGACTTGAACTGGTTGATGTTAAATGCCATATGTCTATCTCCTATTTAAATCTATTTATTAAGTAAGTTGGCCAACAATTTCATCAAATTCTACACCTGTTCTAGTTGCTACGAATGTAAGTTCGATAACATTAATAGAACGAGCAGGTTTGATAAAGATGCTTGCGCGGAACTTGTTTTGGTCGATGATTTCTGGTGTATTAACAGAAGCGTCAGAAACGACTCTAAAGTCAATAATACCACGACGACCTTGAATATCGCGAAGGAACGGATCTACAATATTCTTGAATTGCGTCTGAGAAAATTCATCATTAAATTCAAATAAGAAACTTTCAGCTGCTGTAGCAATTGATTTTTCAACCGCAATAAACAGTCTACGAACATTAATGCGATCAAATGCGCTTGCAAGACCAAGCATTGTTTTATCGCCAAATAGAACAATACCACGGCCAGTTTGTGACATAACTGGGTTAACGTCTGCGCTGTATAGTACATCTCTTTGTGGCTTGCTTGGATTAAAAGCTAGCTTAACAATGTTTTTGATGATACCTTTTCTATAGCCAGCTGGTGATTCCCAAGCTTCAACTCTTGAAGAAAGACCTGCCATATCGCCGTTTAGAGGAGTCCAACGATACTTATCATTGTATTTGTCATAACGGTACTTATAACCGCTATCCATAAATGCATATGATGAGTTCTGGATCTTGTTGCGATATGCAATAGCGTTATCCATCTTAGTATTAGTCTTAAGCTCGTCAACAACAGCTTCTTTAGAAGGTGATAAGAAAGCTACGCAATCTCTTCTGTAGTCTACAACGTTTGAAACAATGTAGTTTGCTCTAACACCAGCATCATCGCCTTTACCTTGAAGAACAAAAGAAATATCAATTTCGTTTGTATTCTTTAAAGTATCCCAAGCGAATGCTAAAGAGCTTAGAGTTGCATTACTTTCTGTTGATGTGTCTGTTCCGCCGTCCATTCTTTCATACACGTTTTCTTGCGAAGTTGCTGCCCCAATTACTGTAGTATTAGCAACTTTAATCCATGAAGACATGTTGTCAATAACTGTTGCGTAGTAATTAGTTGCGCCTTGCGGAGTTGTTGCATTATTAGCAGTAGATAAGTTTTCAAATCTTTCAAGCACAGCGTTTGGAGTACCACTAATTAAACCGTCTTTATCGATAACAGCTACGTGTACATAATTTGTGTTTGGTGCTTTACCAAATACTGAACCATATTGCCATTTTTTAACAACAGATAAATTGTTTAGATTAGATTCTGCTAACGTATATCTGCTGCTAAACGAAATAGATTGTGTAAAACCAACCGTAGCAGTTATTGCAGTATTACCAGTACCAAAAGTTTGTTGAATGTTAGTAACAGACGCTGCTGTAACAACCAATTCTTGGAAGCCAACACTTGAGTTGCCAACAACCATAACGTCACCGGCAGTGATAGTCGGAATACTAACGTTGTTTGCAACTTCAAAAGAAACCGTATTAGCATTAAATGCTATAGTTTGAGTAACTGATGTGTTTGCAATAGCGTTAGGTGGAATAGTACCGACTGCAGCAATTTCTTTAGAAAAAGCGTCTTTTGTAGACCAAGCAACTTCAATAGAGTTACCTAATGCGCCTGGATATTTTGCATCAAAAGCACCATAAACACTACTTCCCGGAATAACTTCATTATTACCATTAAGAACAAGTGATGTACCTGAAGCAGTTTCAGAACCGTCGTCAGCACGAACTACATAAACCGCGTTTGAGTACGAAAGATAATCTGCCGCAGTAAAAAATGTCTCATAGTTTGTGTCTGTTGGTTTACCAAAGCGGTCTACTAGATCATTTTCTGACGTAATCAGAATAGGATCGTTAGTTGGACCCCATTTAAAAATTCCCGCGATTGCTGCTGGTGGAGTTGCAAAGCCAGAAACTGACTGACTTGCGTCCACTTCGCGAACAATAACGGAAGGACTTACGGAAAAAGCCATGTTTTTCTCCTTTATTGAATTAGAAACACGTGTTTAATTTATTATTACTGTTTCTATTTATAAATTTATCGATTTGCTTGAGTGAGCCGTCATAATACAAGACCGTCGTTCTCATAGAAAACGTCACCGTCATCTATAAATCCAAATGGTAACATATCTTCTTCAATTTGCTCGTCTGTTTTTTCTCTTAACTTGATTAATGTGTTTATGTCTGTCATGTCCTTAAAGTATGCTTGCTCTGTCATCCAAGAAAATAACACTAGATTCATAACTAGGTCATCATGAAAACCTGGTTCTGCCTCAAATGAGTTTGCTTTTTTAGAAAACCTACTCAATTCTTGTATAGTATCATAGTCTCTTATGAGTAATTGGTTTTGCTCAACCAGCATTTTAAGCATAGAACACCCAGTACCTTTTACAGTTTTTGTTGTTCTAATACCATTTTCTACGTTTTTACCAAAACCGGCACTAAGTACTTTTCCGCTTCGACCTGAGTTTTGCGTATAAAGTAAATTCTCATAACCATAGTCTATATGCAATACGTCTACAACTTGACCACCAATATCGTTAATTTCAACTAGCAATCCGGCGGTATTGTAAACCATTCCAATTCTATTTAATACAGAAGCAAAATCAATAGGTCCTATGTAATTATCTCTAAAAACAGCAACTTGTCGATAAGGCATTTCCGTAATGTTAAAAACTGTAAACGTTGAATAGTCTAATCCTTTTCCTCTAGCAACGTCAGCAGTAATTACGTATTGTTGATTTTTTTCGGGTCTTTCGTATTGAATTAAACCTTCGCTTTTCATTATAGGTCTATCAGGATAAAGTTCTTTTAACTTTGAACCGCTGATAAGTGTACCAGACGATCCAAGGAATTCGCAACAATATTCTTGATTGAACTTATCTTCGTCATGATCGAGTGATTCAATAGTTTCTTTTTTCCACGCTTCTCCTCTGCCAGGTACATCATACCACATAACTTTAACGAATTGATATCCGTTTGTACCTTCTTCTGCGCCTTTACATGTTTTCCAAAAGTGGTTTAAACCGTTGGGTGTAGAGGTCATCAGAAGCTTTGTAGACTCACCAGACGAAATGGTTGGGTATACAGAGGCAAAGAACTCGTCGTATCCCTCAATGAACGCCACCTCATCCAGATATAGGAAGTTGATAGACTTACCACGGATAGCAGATGATGTAGTAGTACCGGCAAGAACTTTACAGCCATTTTCTAGTTCTATGTTACCTTTGTTCCACTCTGTAATACCTTGTTGTAACCACTTAGGTAAAGCTTCATAAGCTAATTTAATACGTGCTAAAACTTCTCTAGCTGCATCTCCTTTATTAGCAAGAATAGCTACAGTTGCAAATTCATTAAACAAAATATAATGAAGAATAACAGCAACGGCAGTTGTTGTTTTACCAGATTGTCGAGCAGTTAAAACAGCTGCTCTTCTATTATTTGATATTTTTTCAACAATTTCTTTTTGATAGTCATACATATCAAAAGGAATAAGACCTCGGTCTACGTGTACAATTTTAATGTACGTTTTGGCAAAATAAACAGGATCTTTAGAGCACTTAATATACTCTTTTATGAGCTCAGGAGTCCACTCAATTTCTTGATCTACCTTTTTAAGGTGTGAATTGCCTAAGTAACCATCACCCATTAGAATCACCCTTTAGCATTTTTAAAAGATCTGCTGTTGATACGATTAAGTTATTGTTTGTAACATTTGTTTGTGCTGCTTGCTTAGGCCCAAGTAATTCTTCTTTGGCATATTTCTTTTTAGAAGATATGTCAGCATAATCTTTGTTAGCATCAAGCAATGTTTTCATTAAAGTAGAAACAACTTCAAATGCTCGTGGTTGTTCAGATTGCTTTGCAATTTCAAGCATTTCTTCCATAGCTTCTTTACCAATATCAATAACATTTGCAATATTATTGCGAACTGTTTCAATATCTTTTAAGTTTTCATCATCTTCAACAATAATAGCAGGAGGATTTATTTCTTGTTTTGTTGCGAGTTCTGTTGAGGTTCCATTTCGTCCAAGTTCACTAATATCACTTCCGGAATCTCTATGATATGTATTATCCCTCGATCCTTTATTTTCTTCACAGTCATCTTCCCAGTCAGCATCCATTTGCTGTTCCACATTATTACTGGCTTTTCCCTCTTGTGCGTCATCTTGTGCCATCTGTAAAGGTCTTAATCCAAGAGCCATTGCTATTTTATCATCACTCATTATTTTTTATCTCACAAAATTATTTAACGTGTTAATCCCAGGTGCCGCCATTTGCTTGCCAAGCACCGTCTGTGAAGATTAAAGTATCTATATCAATACCGCTAGTATTATAACTGAAAGGATAATGTTCGATAGATGTATATACAAGTCCGTCAATGCGAGCATTTGCAATTATTACAGCAACTGTATTATATGTAGTTCCTGTTTGTCTTACTAGATACATCATTTGTCCTTCAACACCATCTGCTAACGTATAA